TTAAACAGTTGTTCTCTGGTTGTGTTTTTCTTTGAATCGAATAAAGCCTGCCAAGCATTAGCTACAGAGGCAACATCCACGGATTGTTTGGTTTTCTTTCGCATAGGTTTACGGTTATTTGTGTGTCAGTATAAAAGCCATACCCAAAGCCTTGGCTCCAAGCTAAAGTTGCTCTGCGTGTCTTCGCATAGGAAGCGTCGAACTTCATAAGCATTCCTACGCAGTAAGCGGTAGCGGATTGCAGAGTCCTACCCGGCTCTTGTCCTACTCGGTGCAGATGTCCCATAATGCAGTTTCCAAATGTCTCCGCATGATCCCTGATGGCAGCCATGTTGAACATGTAGCCGTGCAAGAACTTATGACCGCCAAGAGTGTAGTGTGAGCGAATATCGTATTCGTAGGTGCGAGCCTTGAGCTTCTTTGCGGTAGCTTCGATCTCTTGGATAACAATAGTCGCAGCGTGTGCGGCAAGAGCGTTAGGTGAATGCGCCAGCTTAAACAATCTGTCCTCGTGATTTCCGTAAAGGATATGCTGTGGTCGAAGCTCCTGTAAAAAATCTACACCCGCAGCAAGATCGTCAGCTACAGACGCAGCCCTGTCAGCAGCGTTAGGGTCTGACATTGCTCCACCTCTAGCAGCCGCCATATCTACAAAGTCGCCTAGATGAATGGTCGTGTCAGGGCGAAAGCGGGATTGGAACGAAAGCACAGCGTCCCTAGCCTCAGGGTCGATGTGATCTCCGTGTGAGCAGGATACCGCCATCCACTTCTTCCACTTCTTCGTAATGTTGAACGGCTGGAACCGCTCGCTTGCTTTAGTTTTCATCGTGAATTTTAGGGCATTCAAAACCATCTTGACTAAAGATAGGCTTGCCAGTTTCGTCCAAGTGTGGGAAGTGGCGAAGGCAACTATAGGCTCTAGCTGAAATCTCTTTCACAGTCTTTGGTCTAGTAGAGTGGTGAAGTAAATCGCGGAGGAATTTACGAGTCTTCCAAAGGGAATATCTTTGTTCGTGTTGAAGGCTCATTTTAATTCTGGATGTTGTTTGGCATCTGCTGGGGTGAATACTTTAAGGAACATATCTGTTGAACCTAGCCAGCTAAAGCCATGCCCCCATGCTATCGTTTCTTCTGGACCTGCAAGACAAACCTGCTGGTCTTTACCGCAGCCTTGCTGGTCGCCTCGGAATGTCCACCAACTACCGGGTTTTGGGATTGTCATTTGTGTGTAGGAGTTCTTGTGGGAATTTGTTAATCAAGTCCATCAACGCAGCCTCTCCGTCTATCACGGCATCCTCGCTTAACTGTGGGAATACAGCGTGAAGGACTTCGTGAATCGCGGTAGAGAGAACCATGTCTGGGTCTGGATCAACAAATATCTTGTTGTCTTCAGCGACACAAAGGCCGATGTCGTCTTCCTCAACGCCGATGTAGTCATCCTCAGTAGGCTTCTTGAAGATTACCTTCCAAGGCTCGTCGCTGACTCGGACTGTTATCCGTTTGGGTCGCACAGTAATAAGATCGCAGATTCTTTTAAGGAGTCAAAAGATATTTTTATACCAGCCTCTACAAGTCCTTCAATCTCTTCCTCGCTCATTGTTCAATCCCTCCTTGATGATCTGTTTCACATGGTTAATCTGCCTAGCCTTTAGACACTGCCTCAGTATCTCTTTTAGTTTCTTGTTCTCTTGAATCAACGCTTCGTTATCACTCATAAAGGGCTAGTCTTGCAATCGCATAAAGAGCAGTTAACGATACCGCCATTGCAAGCATCGCTAGGGTTAATAGTTTGTATTCTTTAGATGTCATTTAGAAACCTCTACTTGAAGTAGAGTATGCCTTATTAATCCTATCTGCATCACCAGATTTTCGAGCGGAGTTCATTTCTACAACTCCACTAACTGTATCTTTTATTTTTTGAAAAAAAGATGGCTCTTCCTTCTTGTCGAGTCCGTAGAATTTTTTTGCGAAATTCTTCTTAGATTGCTCCCACTCCTCGTCGCTGATCCCCATTTTCTTTCTATTCTCTGGAGTAAGTTCTCCATACTTCTTATTGAACGCCTCTTTCAAGGCTTTATTTTCCATGTCCATAATATTGTTAAACAATAAATTTCTTACTGAATTGCAGTGCGTTATTCCACCTGTTCTGTAAGCCAGTCCAGAACTTCGCTCTAGCTCCTACAGGTGGAGCAACGCGAATCTCGTAGGTTTCCCTAGCCTCACGCAGATTGTCGAGAAATGCCGTCACATTCTTTACAGCTTTAGCTAGAGTCGCCTTTGTTACAGGTCCGAATTTGCCGTCATCAGCAATACCCAATGCAATCTGCAAGATACGCAAAGCACCTTTCGGTCCTCGGTTAAATGCAGTATCTCTGAGGAATGCTTCTAGCGGGGCAAGCTCAGTCCAGTTCTTAACGACATCCGTGTATTCAACGAGATACTTCTTAGCGTAGTTCTCTGCGTGAGCATGACGGTTGTTGTCGATGAGATTCTTGAGATGCGTAGCAGCCTTGGGATGATACCTGTCGTTGATGCCAGCGATTTCAAATGTGCCGCCACCATCAGCCTTTGGTAACGGATAAACTTTAAGCCTGCCCAGCTTGTCCCTGCGAGCCTCTGACTTCAAAATAAAGTCACCCATCTCTAGTCTCTCTGCTTCGGTAGCCATATTAAAAGTCTGCCTGCCCTTTGATCTCGCCCTTAATAGGAAGAACGCTAACGCTGATCCACAGACTATCCAGTAAGCGAATTAGAAAGTGTCTATCGTCAACAACTGCATTGAACCTAATAGGGTTCTCATACCACACATGAGAAGGATAGGCTTGAGCGTAGCAATTGCATGAAAGAAGAAGAATAAACAGACCGAGTAGCTTGCTTCGCACAGGCTTGGCTTTACGGACTTCTGCGTTCGGATTGAACTGACCGCCCGGTTTAGTCCTGCGAATCGTTTTACGGGCCTTTACGCGCCCGTAAATAGCCAATCCTGCACCGAGTGATTCCATCGCTAGTGTAACGATGTCGGTCAACTCCTCGTTGACTATATCAACTTTGAGCCATTTCAAGACTTGAGCCAGTAGCATAACGACGATACCGATGATCGTCCGGCTCTGCCACCATGCCTTCTCGTCGTTCATTTATCGGTCAGCTTTGCAAGGGCAAGCTCGATAGCAAGGTTGACTGCGCGGTTAGATGCGTTGATCCCCTCGCGGGTTGCCGCATCTTTAATCTTATCAACAGCAATTTTGCGCTTCTCGTCGCCACTCTTATCCGAAGTAAGCAGACCCGACACAACTTCCAATGCGATAGGAAGCAGTTCTTTTAGAAGAGATGCAGCCGAATCGCGGAGGATCGGGATGATAAATTCGATAACCGATTTGGATGCTCCAGTAATAGCGGAGATAGCTTTGATAAGTAGCGTTTTCATTTGTCTTTGTTGTTGCGTTTTTCAATCATAACAATAATCGAAACTATCGCTGCAATTGTTCCGAATGCAAGAGATGTAATCCGTAGCCACTGCTCTACATGAGGCAGGACTGAAACGATAACCGCTAGAAGGCTTGTTGCGGAACCCATAATACCAGTATGGTGCGGGGAAACTTGAGGATCAATATTCATTTAGACAAAGATATAATTTAATTGTTTAACAATATTCAATAATTATTTGCTAAAATTGATTTAACTTGATTTTCATTATCGAACCAATGTTGTTTCATTGCGCCAAGATAACGAGTGTTTCTGTTAAGGTTTCCTCAAAGCTGTGCGGCGCAACAGGCCAATTGCTGGCGGCGGGGGCAAGGCCGCTGGTGGATGTTTGTTCGAGCATGGTTTTTTAGAGTTCTTCTTCGGGTTGTGGGATGAGGGCGATGGCTTCGGCCATTGGGATCACGGCGACTTGAGCGAAAAGCTCGGCTGGGAGGTGCGCGAATCCCTGCGCGTATAGTCCGCCGGGGCCGGTCTCGGTCAGCAAATCCGCGCAAAGCATGAGTCGGCCATCGGTGAGCGGCACGGGCGCGGCGACATGGCGGGGGTTGCCATGCTCGGCTTGGATCGCGCCGAGGGTGGCGGCTTGCTCGGCGGTTAGGACGATGGCGAGTCCCTTGGCGGAATCGTAGCTGATGGGCTGGATGATGAGGTCGGCGAGTGTCATATGGCGGCGGCGAGGGCGGTCTTGAGGGTGGCCACGCGGGTGTCGAGGAGGGCGAGGTTGATGGATTCGCCGATAGAGTAAAAGGAGAGGCGGGCGTCCACATAGCTTAAGCCCACCACTCTAAACACGGTTATGTTTGTGGAGGAGACTGGGTTGCCATTGTAAGTTGATGCGTATGTGCCAGTAGTTGATCCTGCATTAGTTGCATAGAAGCGGTTTACGAGAGATTGGGTTGATGGTGATCTGCTCAATCCCTGCCTGTGAGCAACTAATGGGTTTACGCTGACAACTGTTTCTGACCAATCGTTAAGAGTATATCTCATTGACGATGTGGTTCCTGCGCGGAATACACCTGTTTGACCAGCTCCAGACCCTCCAAAATTTCGAGATGTTCCAAGGAAAGAACCTGATCCAGTAGTAATTCCATCAGATGCAGAAAAATAAACATGCTTATCGAAAATCGGATCTGCGTTGTTTGCTCTGTTTGAGTTTAAGTATTTTGTTGAACCGTTGCCTTTGAGTCCCGTCTCGCGGTTGTAGTCCGCAGAAACAAAGTTAAAATTTGTCGGTGCGGTTCCAACTAAAGGAACAAGCGCGCCGGAGAGGGTGCGCGCGCCGGCGAGGATGCAGCTTGCTTTGATCGCGCTCCAGATGCCGTCGGCTTTGCAGCCGAGGATGAAGTCCTCGTAGGCGAACTTCACGCCATCTTCCAAATCCTGCGCGTCTGCGGTTTCGACGGCGGAGATGTAGGTGAGCGCGTCGGTGTCAGAAACAGGAGCGCGAGGGGCTGCAAACCGATATGGATTAATGAGGAGCATTTAGCGGGTTCCGATGAGCCAGATTTTGAGGCCAGCCCCGGCGGTGGTGGAGCCTACTTGGTCGATGTCGATGGTGATCTCGGCATCGTCTGCGAGGCTGCTATCGCTGATGACGGCGGATGTGGCGGCTGTAGTAGATGTTTTCTCCGAGGCGTCGATGGATAGCTTGGTGGAAAGGATGGATGTGCCGCCTTCGTTTATGTCCACGATGAGCGTGGAGCCTACAGGGGCGGTTGTGAGCGTGGCACGGACGGCGGTGAGCGTCATGGCGCAGGGCATGCGGAAGGTGACCTTGGCGGTGCCTGTGGTCAGTGCGGTCGTCTCGTCGGAGCAGGCGAGGCCGATCTCGATGGGGAGAGCGGTTCGGTTCAGCGTAGTTCCTGAGATTTCAAGTCCAGTTCCCAATGATAAGCCAGTAGCCTTGTTGGCTGAATCATCCCAAAAGAAAATTTTATCGCTGCCAAGAT